TCACTTACGATCCAAAATCCAGGACACTGGAAAAGTTTGTGGATGCTAAGCAAGCACCAACGAAAACCGGAAAAGATTGTGAAGATCCACACTACAACGCTGTTCAATTTGGACAAGCTGCATACGAATGCGCCCCCTCTAACAGAGTAAAAATGGGTGCGATTGTAGGTGCTTAAAAAATTGAGATGAAATGTTATTAGAACAACATGTTTTCATACGACCGAGAAACCATGCTACTCGTGGCAGTCGCTGTATGCGTTTTGGGTACCTTGTACATTTACAGGGAACTCAAGAATGCTAAAACTGAAATTTCAGAGGTGAAGGCACACTCTGGACAAATGGCCCAATACATCAATGCTTTGTCTTATTACGAAGATGAACCCGACGAAGAGGAAGAAGACGTCAAGGTTGAAACTGCGAATAAGAGTGAAGAATTGGGCGATTTGTCGGCGAAATAAACATATTCATTAATTGTAACTTGCTAATGAGCAATGAAAAAATACAAAGCGATAGCGATACCAGTGACGTTCGCTGATGGAAAACCAAGGTTTTTAACCGTCAGAGATCGTCGCTTCAAGGATTGGATATTTGTCACAGGCGGGTGTCGCCGGCGAGAAATTTTCAATCCCCTTCGATGTGCTCTCAGAGAACTCGAAGAAGAAACGAGAGGAGTGGTGGCACTCAAAAAGGGAGAATATACCGACTTTAAATTTACAGTCAAAGAAAACGCGACGACGGAACTTATATATAATGTGTTTGTAATATTCGTTGATTACTCAAGAAACGATCAGTACAGTCTCATTAAGAAATTTTACGATGAAAAGCAAAAGACGCAATTGAAAAAAATAAACAAACAACCCATAAAAAAGACGTTCGACGAGAATGATTACATGAGTTTTGATACTCTCGAAGAATTCAATGTTCGTAAGCGTTGGAGTCGGATTGTCGACAATGTCATAAAAAACCCGGAATTTTACGCGTGTGTTTCAAGCATGAATAGAAAAACATTCTCTATTAAGTAGTGATGAAATCCAAGTCATACATTCTCAAGCAAATTAAAGACCTTCTCATCGATAACAGGGCACACACACCCGAACAAGCGGATGAGAAGATTGAAGACATTAAAGACATGAAAGTCTGTGAACTTTTAGTCATGAAAAAGGAACTGGCGTCGAGTGTCGAATTGGCAGACCTATCATTCGTGACAGCTGTGAGTAGGTATTAAAAAATAGACGCGCAGGGTAAGTAAGTATGTTTAAACGATGGTGTTCGCAACAGGGGTTTGCTCACGGAAACCAGTTATCACATGTGCTCATGGACGGTGGGGTCCTCTCCGTGCCATTTGATAAATTGGATGAGTTTTACACGAAATACGTGGAATGTGTTCGTAGTGGAGAAAAGGTATTTGTCGTCGAACAAAAGACGCCGACCTATAACTTTTTTGTCGACATCGACTACAAAAATAACGATCCTTTGAATGTCGAAGAAATTCAAGACATTTGCAAGGTGATTTGTGATAAAGTCAAGCGTCATGGTGGAAAAGAGTGTCTCGTTTCCGTATCACCACCGAAAAAGGTTGGAAATCTTACGAAGACAGGTATTCATTTAAATTGGCCTGGCTTCGTCGTGAACCAGGCTTCAGCCGTGGCACTCCGAGAACACATTCTCGTGGCGTTGTACGCCGCAAAGAAGTCGATCGATTGGAATGAAATTATAGATTCTTCCGTGTACGGAGACATACAACGTCGTTCAAAGGGGAGTGGGTTTCGCATGCCGTGGTCACACAAAAAGGGAAAACATGACGCGTGTCAAGGGAAGGGATGTGGTGACTGTCACAATACCGGTAAAGTCACACAGGTTGCATATTTACCGGTATTCGTGTATAAAACTGGACCTCTCAGTACGCTCCTACGTGTAGATCAAACACCAGACAAGACTATCTTAGCCATGGCGGCTGTTCGAACAGAAAATCAAGAGTTCGTACACGTTGAGAGTCCGACTCGAGCCATCAAGGAAGGGGCGTTTACCGATGTTCAAACCAAAGATGAACTAGACGATGAAGAGACAAAAATGCTTCTCGAAGACTTTGTTCGTGCGAATCTTGAAGGTCAAGGGGAGGCACACATCACGAAACTATTCAAATTTAAGAATCAATATCTCGCGTCGACGACGTCAAAGTATTGTGAAAATCTTAAACGTTCACACGGTTCGAATCATGTATGGTTTTACATAAGTGGTGACAAGATCACACAGAAATGCTTTTGTCGGTGTGAAACGCTTCGAGACAGACGAGATGGCTTTTGTAAGGATTTTTGTGGTCGACGACACGTACTCAAACCACAAATCGTCGAAAAGTTATACCCACAAAAGGAAGAGATAAAACAGTGCCCAGATATAAAAACGGATAAGAAGGAAAAAACTGACATAGACTACGTGGATGCGAAAGGCCACGTTGAAAGATATATTCGTTCGTGTATGCCCACACACGATAAAGTCACGGTGATTAAAATTTCAAAGGAACGTCAAAAATACATAGTGACGACGACGTCAAATTATTGTGAAATAGCAAAGACACATCACGAAAAGTATACATCTTTTCGAATAGAAAAGGGAAAGATATTTCAGGAGTGTCAGGAGTGTCGTAAGAAGGGTCGAGTGTATGCACTCAATACAAAATCCGTGAATGTATTGTACCCAAATAAAAAATAACGTGTAATTACAGATATGGCATTCATTTTATTGGGTGTGGGTATAGTCCTCGCATCAAAACTCGCCTTTAAAGAAGAGCCAGAAGAAGATCCATTCATGGATCTCAAACGTGAAGCGCACGTGTATTCCGGTGTGAATCCCACCGTATTCATGCATTTCATATCAAAATTCAATCTGGCGCAGAGACACATGTACGTTGACGTGCACGTAGCTCAAAAATATATGCTCGAATCAATCGATAGCCTCGAAGATATCGCTTTGTATGCAGAATCAGGTGATTACGATATACAAGAACCCATTCATATACTCGCAAAGAAAATAGGATACGCCTTTGAAAACCGACTGATGAATATCGCAATAAACAAGGGAGTTGTTCTTTATCCAAAATACTTAAACAATAGAATCAATTAAACTATAAATGCCGACTACCACGACTCGCTCAGGGCGTCAGATAAAGAAACCACAATTATTTAAACCGACAGAAGAGGTTGTTTTTGACGATTACGGTGAAGATGAGCACGATTCGGATTTTGGGAGTGACATTGATACAGAGGAAGAATACCACTCTCAAGATGACTCCGATTCCGATTCCGATGACGAAGAAATAGACGAAAATGGAAATCTCAAAGATTTCGTCGTCGATGAGTCCGACTCAGATGAGGAAATTTAGCTTAAAAAAAAGATGATTTGTATAACAAATGGAGACGGATATAGGAAACCCCATTGATTATAAGTCTGAGATTGAATCGCTGAATAAAGACTACGATGACCGCGATGACTTCTACGAGCAGCAGCCGTCGTACACCCATCAACCTCCTCCTCCTCCACCACCAATGTTTCCGGGCACGCAACAGCAGTGGCAACCGATCGATGCAAACAAGACAAATGATGTGTTTTCATCCATCGATAAGACGGCATATATTATTATATTTGTAGCCTTTATTCTAGGCTTTTTTATGGGTAAAACCATGCAACCAGTCATCCTCAGACCATCCTGAAGATGAAAATGGTTCAAAATCACCGATATCACCGGTCGCCGGTTCCGTGAAATACGCGCGACTCACGACGAGTGGATCTTTTAGTAATTCTAGACCCACATCAAATGCAGTATCACTTTTGTTTTTTCTCTTTTTGTACAAGGAAAAAAACAAAATAAATAGCGCCGCGACAATAGTTAATGTTATGATATTAAGAATGACGCTGAGCATATTACACTATACTCATAAATTTTTTACGCCGACGTCACTTCCTCACCTGGTTCTTCATCCTTCTCCTCAATCTTCCCGTTCGTCGAAGCTTCAGCTTCAGCCTCGTGTCTCTTGCGTCGTTCTTCGATTTCAGCCGCCACGATCGCATCGGCTTCCTTCACGAGTTCTTCCATCGGGGAATCCGGCTTCTCCTTTTGGAGACGTTCCAAGACCTCAGCCGGGTGACTGATGGGTGCTTCATCCGGTTTCGTGTAAAACTTTGAGTTCTCATCACCCGGCTTAATGTACGAACCATCTGGACGCACCGTCATCATATCTCTTTTACGCTCTTCAAACATCTTCGCAGCCTGGATTTGATTTTCCTTGTATCCTTGCATGATTTCTTCGAGCTTTTCGTTTTGGTAGTGCACGTCGTCGATCGCATCTCTGTCCGGAGGGATCAATAACCACTTGTACATGTCAACGACGTAAATATCAAACGTCGAGTCTTCCTTTTGAAGACGCTTTGCGTGATTCGCGGCTTCATCACGAGTCGCGAAAGTGCCACGGATCTTAACGCCAAACTTGTCATTCTTTTGAGGACACTCGGGGCCAATCACGGATAAGCACGCGAAAAGCTGTCCGGGAACCGTCGTGTAATCTTGTTCAAGCGAAGCCATTATAGTCATGTTACGGTAATAAACTTTAAGCCTTTTGAGTGACTAAGTCGTTTAAAAGACTGAAGATAGTAAAGATAAATGGAAGACCTTCGACGGACGCATAACGATGCGAAACGTGCACTGATTCAGTCAGTCACGAAAGAAGGTCACCAAATCCTCGATGTGGGGTGTGGTTTTGGTGGAGATTTGCAAAAATGGCGTGCGTGTGGTGCAAACATAAACATGTGCGATCCAGAACCATCGGCACTCGAAGAGGCAAAGACACGGGCAAAGAATATGAAAATACGCGTCAATTTTTACCAGGGAGATATTTTCAATTGTCCACACAGATACTTTGATATCATCTGTTATAACTTTTCACTGCATTACATATTCCAAACTCGAGATCTATTCTTCGATTCGATACGTGAAATACGAAAACGTATGCGACCGGGTGGACGTCTCATAGGTATCATACCAGACTCTGAAAAGATAATGCTCAAGACACCGATGACCGATGCGCTTGGAAATTTCTTCAAATTGCGATATCCAGGAAATGGTGGGTTCGGTGAAAAACTATTCGTACACCTCGTCGATACACCGTTTTACGCGGATGGACCCAGGTCGGAACCAGTCGCGTTCAAAGATGTACTGATCACATATTTGGACGAGATTGGATTCAAATTAGAAATGTGGGAGGGACTCGAAGGAAATCCAATATCACAACTCTATAGTAAATTTATCTTTGTATATAAAAAATGATAGCTTGGGTTCTGCTCATCATTATTAATCTGGTCATTCTCTCAATCACGCGTGAACCCACCAGACTTGTTGAAGTTAAAGAAAAATACAGGCGATTGCGTGAACACCTGCGTGACACGAAGAATGAAAAATTTAAGGTATTGACGCGTTGTATTCCGATCACGGCCATGCGCGCGACGCGTGGACCGATTGGGTATAACACAAATAAAGGTGTTGATATCGGCTTGTGCATCGATGGCCAAAACTCGAATCAAATCTTTCACGTGCTCATTCACGAACTCGCACACACAACCGTGCGTGAATATTCCCATAGTGAAGACTTCTGGAACAACTTTGTCGAACTTCGACAGATATGTATCGATCTCGGAATATATGAGAAGATCTCATCAAAGACGAAGTTCTGTGGTCAGTACATTCAGGATAAATAATCTCCACTAGATTTATATGAAGACTCCAGTGTCCCTCGTCGCGAAAGCCATTGGTTTGTGGGTGGGTGTCATGCTCGTGACGCAATTACCACTCCTCATTGAAAATTACACCACACGACTCGCGTTGATCACGATTGTCATGCCAAACATCCTTCGTTTGATTGTTGGAAACATTCCGCAACTCGCCGTCGATCAAAAGTTCATGATGATCGCATCAATCTTCTCATTCCTGTTAGCGTTTGCGTTTGGTCGCTTGAACACAAAGTCGCAGGACACTGTCAAAAACTATGGTAAAGACACAAAGAAAACACTGCAAGGTAGTGCATTATTTGTGACCACTTTTACGTTGGGTGCGTTGATTACCTATTATTCGGGTATTCATAAGACGCTCTACACACAAATGGGCTGGGAAACCGCGAACAACGTGGCACCGCAACCCATGGCGTCGGCGATGAACGTGTCGAATTATTAATTCTTCACGATATACGTCTTCGTGATGTAGAAAATAAGAGCGGCGACGAGACCCGTCGACGCCAACCCAATCGCGCTCCGAGAGCCATTCTCACCTAGAAACTTGGGAACAGTACTCGCAAGCTTCTCCTGGACCGGCCTACTCACGGCAGCGGCGGCGCACACACCGGCGATCAACGCGAACAATTGATCGTCGGTCAAATTCATGATATTTTTACTCTTCGGTTCGACCTTTTTCTTTTCTTCGGTGGGCATCTGCATCTGCATCGGCATTTGCGGTGCGGTCGCGAGCACGCTTTGCATACGCGGCTCGGCAGTCATCATCGGTGGAGCCATGATATCCGGCGCGGCACTCGCACCCCCCATAAGTTCAGAAATCGGCGTGGAGTCCATGGTCGTTGTATCTTTACTTTGACTCATATTTTTTTCGTGTAGGTTTTCTTGCACAAACGTAGTCGAAGGATTATCGAGCGACACCATACCATCATCTTTATCATTCAGGTTCATCGTTCGTATGTCAGACATTTATATAGCCTGAGT